CAGAACATTGCTGCCCTCAATGAACGAATCGAGGAAGCAAAGAAAAACGGAAACGACGAGGAAGTCCGGCGCGCTACGTTTGCGAAAACAATTTTGGAGCGGCAGAAAAATCAAATGCCTACGCCGCACACAAGCGACGCGCTGATTGTTTTTGATGATGTGGAAATACCGTATTCGCAAAAACGGGACGAAAGTCCGGCAGGGAAAAATGAATCTGTGTCGAAGAAAATTATCAAAGGCGAACGAATTAAAGTGGCTGTGTTGGAAGGTGCGTTTAAAGAAGAACAACGGAACACTTTACGCGCAGCTATTCCCAGAATGATTGAAGTATTGGGGACAAGAGCCAAGATTCAAGACACTGACACGCGGGCTGTGGTTATTGAAAAACTTCTTCGCAACGTAATTGATACACGGGACCAATTTTTGAAATTACATAAGGAAAACCCCAAAGATATAAATATTCGTAATTCGTTAGAACTGGCTCAAAAAATGCTTGATTATGAAAGGTGGTTGATGACTCATGACGGACAAATTATTCGACAGCTTGATCGCCTTACAAACGGCGGCGACGGAGGAAGAAGCCAAGAAAGCGATAGACGAGATGCCGAACTTACCGGAGGAGTCGAAACAGGAGATTCTTCAGGGCTGGAAAGACATGTAATTTATCAAGTTCCACGGTCCCATGACGTAAATCATTACGATCCTATTATTCAAAACATTAGAAGTCAGTACGCAAAAAGTGGATTTGTTGAACAACAAAATAACACACAGGCACAAAGCCGCTCTAATCAGAGCGGCTTTTCTTATGCCCAAAACCGCAAGGGCAATTATAATCCTGCAACCAATATTATCACTCTTTTCAAAGGCGCGGACGCCTCCACGGTCATCCATGAAACCTGGCATTTCTTTGTCGAGCAAATGTGGCAGACAGTCCAGGACGGCACTGCATCGGAGCAGACGGTAAAAGACTTTGAAACGCTTCTGAATTACGCCGGCATGACGATGGAGGAATGGAAAGCCGCAGACGTTGACGGTCGCCGCAAAGCCCATGAAAAGCTGGCGGAAGCGGGCGAAACCTACATCATGGAAGGGAACGCTCCTTCTCATGAACTCCGCCGCGTATTCAAGAAGTTTGCGCAATGGCTGAAAGACGTTTATAAAGTGCTGCAGCGGAGCGAAAACTATGCGGAGCTGACGGATGAAGTGCGCGAAGTCTTTGACCGTATGCTGGCCGCCGAAGATGATATTGCCGAAATGGAGCGTATCAACGGCTATTTTGCAAAGCTCCCCGACGTAATCACGGACAACATGAGCGACGAGACGCGGGCGAAGGTTGAGGACTATATCGCAAAGGCACGGGACAAGGCCGTGTATATCCTTACCCGCCGCGCGCTGAAAGATTACTCCAAGAAGCGCAGGGATGAAGTCAAAAAATTCAAAGAAGAAATCCGCCCGCGCGTCGAGGAAGAAGTCAGCAAGCGGCCCGTGTATGCGTGCGGTTATGACAAAGCGGACGCGGCTCGGTTCAGAATGCTGCGCGACCAACAAGCGGGCATTGGCATTTGGACGGCAGACGATTTTATTGATCGCGCGTTTGCTGCCGACGTTTCCGAAGTACAGAACGAAGTCGCGCATTTGGCGGCGGCTATGAATCCGAAGAATTGGAAGAAAGGTCTTTCCGATTTACGCGCGGATTATGTAAAGCAGAGAGACGAAATATTACAGCCCGCGCTTGACGTTCTTGACAAAGGCATGGGGCAGGGCGTCGAAATTATACGGGAAACGAATGAGTACGGCGAAGCAAAAGGCGATATTGTCGGCAGAGTTTCCAATAACGCGCAATGGTATCGTGACTTTTATGCGGAACATAAGCGCAAGCCGACGAAAGCAGAACTCCAGGAAATGGCGCGCTTGCTTGTTTCCGGCGCGGCAACAGCTCCGCAAGTCGAGGGATGGACGCCGACGAGCGCAGAAGAAGCGCAGGCTATGGCGGCAGAAGGCGAACGCCTTGCGGATATTGAACGTCATATTGAAGCGTGCGAGGAAATCAAAGACAGGCTTGCCAAGATAAACGAAAACTACAACGAAACAAGCGCGGCAGGCAGTGAACGGTTCTTGCTTGAAGCGAATATGACCGCAGAGCGTTTTGGTTACTCCAGTGCAGACGAAATGATGCAAGACATTGAAAAAAGCCCGACGCAAGCGAGAGCAGTCAATCAGCGAATCAATGAAATCGTCGCGGAAATGTCCACGGAAAACGAAAAGGGAAATTACGAAAACGCAATCCGCGAATCTCTCTACAACGAGGACGAGGCTTTGCTTATCGGTGTAGAGCAGCAGCTTATTGCTGAATACGCTGAAAGAGCGAAAGAACGGCAGGCCGTCAACGAGCAAAGACGAGCGGAGCGAAGGGAACAGGCAAAGATTAACGCGCAAGTCGCGGCGGCTCGGAAACAGCAGGCGAAGAATTTGGCGCGGGCCGATCTCGCCAAAATGAACATGAAGGAAGCGACGCGCACAAGTAAATTCATCACTGCGGAGCGGAACGCGGCGGTCAAGTGCGCGCGGCTTCTTGCGAAAAAGAAATTCGACGAGGCATTGACGCAGAAGAATCTGCAAGCGTATTGGCACGCAATGGCGGCAGAGAGCATCAAGATTGCCCGCCGGCAGAAGCAAAACGAAAAATTCCTCAAAGCGCAAGTGAAGCTAAAGCCGGAAGCGTGGCTGAACGAAACGCACTTTGCGGCAGTCAGTCAGATTTTTACCCGCATGGGCATTGAGCGTCCTGTCCATAGACAAGCTGCGGAAAGCGCAGAGTACCAAACGCTCGACGCATACGCGACGGCTATGGAAGAACAGTTTGACTGCGTAGATATTCCACTGTGGATTCTCGATGGGAATATTCCCATTAGCGACACGAAGGCCTTGACGCTGGAGCAGTACGAAGATGTAATCAACGCAATCAAGAATATCAAGGCAATCGTTAGGGCGCAGAAGGGAGTTAATACGTTCAATCGTCAGGAAACTTGGGAAAACACAAAAAATCTGATGATGGAAAAACTGTCTGATCTGAAAACGATATGGACGCCGAACCCGAACAAGCCGACGAAGGCAACGGCAATGGAGCGGTTCACGGCAACACTTGAAACGCTTGACAGCTTCCTTGAATATCTTGACGATGCAACTTACGGATGGTTCTCCAAGACTTGGGGAAACATGATAAAACGCGCCTCGGATAAAGAGTATGAGTATAAGGCGCAGTACGACAAAGCCGATGCAGAGGCTTTGAAGAAATGGCTTCCCGACGAGGCGGCAGAAAAAGCGGCAAACGAGGAAGTCTATTATCAGGAACTTGGAAACTCCGTAACAAAGCACACGCTTGTCAAAATGCTTATCAATCTTGGAAACAAGGAAAACTCTCAGCGGCTTTGCGAAACAATCCCTGTTGGATTTGAAAAAAGTACGTTGTGGGTGATGCCGGACGAAACGATTGACAGACAGACGGCAGCGGAGCAGACACGGCAAAACCTTATTGATTTCCTCGGACGGGTGCTGACAAAAGAAGATGTTGAATACGCACAGCGCAAGATTGACGCGGCTGAAATGTTCTGGGGCGAAAAGAACGAATTGGAAAAGCGCGTCAAAGGTTTTGGCTTGAAGAAGGTTGAGGCTACGCCCGTTGTCCTGAACATTACAAACGGTTTAGATGTATTGCGCGGGGAAGAAGTCGTACTACGCGGCGGATATTTCCCGCTGATGAGGAACGGTGAAACAGGCTCGCATTCCGCCAATGCGGAAGTGGACGACACTGATCCGCTGCAAGGAAAACGAATCCGCACATATCACACAAATACAAGCGCGACAAAGGCGAGAACGAACGCGCGCTATCCTGTCAATCTTTTCCCCGGCGCGGAAACGCAATGGATTTACGAATCCATCCACGACCTTTGCTGGCGGGAAGTGATGAACGATTTCAGGCGTGTAATCAACGACCAGGAGCTTTTCGCTACACTGAAAAGCAAAGTAGGCGTTGCGCGGATGCAGGCTTTTAAGGAAATGCTTGAAGTCTGCGCCGATCCAACGGGAAACAGTAAATCCTTGTCGGAGTTTGAAAAGCTGCTTGGCGACCAAATAAATTGGCTGCGGCAGCGTACTTCCCACGCGGTTATCATGCTCAATCTTAAAGTTATTGCGCAGAACTACGCAAACGCTTTGCTGTACGGAAACGCGATTGAAGGATATACAATGGCCGACAATTTCCGTGCGCTTGGAACGTATATGCTGAAATATCATTTTCCGACAAGCCACAAGGAAATGGTTGACTTTGTTTTCTCGAAGTCGTCCTTCCTGCGTGAACGGTGCGAACTTCCCGATATTACCGTCCGCGATATTGTGGACGAGAAAAAGGAATTTGCTTGGGAGAAATTCTTCCGCGAAGTCGGCATAAAAGCAATGGCCATGACGGATAACGCAACGGCAATTCCGAACTGGCTGACGGCGTACAACAAGAAAATCCATGAAGGCTGGACGGAGCAGGAAGCGATTGACTACGCCGACGCCCTTGTGCGGCGCGTGCTTGGATCGTCACGAATCACGGACGTTGCATCTATGCAGCGAGGCGGGCCAATCGGAAAAGCCCTTACCATGTTCCAGAGTTTCTTCAACGCAAGATACAATGAATTTCTCCGCATGGAGCGGCTTGCGTCGAAACAATGGACGATGGGGCAAAAGCAGGAAGCCTTTGCCAATGTATGCTCCTATGTTCTCAGTAAGTGGCTCGGACAGACAATGCTTGCTATGGCTCTCGCATTGCAGAATCCTTTCGGCGTGGACGATGACGACAAATGGCCGGAACTTATCAAGGAGTTAAAGAGTTATTCAGCTTCTATGATGGGGCCTGTCGGTCAGCTTGGAAACGCGCTTGTCGGCTCAGTCTTTGGAATGCACGAATACACTTACAGAATGTCGGCCATAGAATCCACGATTGAAAACGTGAGCCGGTCAATCAAGCGAATCCATAGCGACAAGGCGACAAGGCAGGATAAAGCAGAGGGCATAATGAACACGGCGACAATGCTTGTCGGCGTACCGTCTCAGCTCAATCGAATCTTTTGGAACGCCGTTGATATTCTTTTCAATGATATGTCGCCGGAAATTGGCGATATAATGCGGCGTCGTCCGAAAAATGAACGCAAGTAGTCAAGGCGCATAAGCGCATTTGATATAACAAAGAAAGGAAGATGATGTACTATGAGCGTACAAAATCAGGACGTCAAAAATGTATATGCCGGAAACGGCAGTACAACGGTATTTCCGTACACTTTCGCGCTGAACGAAGATGACAGCGAATACGTTGGCGTTTACATTGCCAACGAAACCGGCGTATCGGAGCCGACAGACAATTTTACAATCGATACCAACGCCGGAACAGTAACCTATCCCAAAGTGGGCGATCCATTGGAGGTCGGCTACAAAATTGTTATCCGGCGCGAGATACCTAACGAGCAGGAATTGAATCTCGAAAACCTCGGCCCTTTTTTCGCGGAGGACATTGAGGCCGAACTTGACCGAATCGTTATGATGGTTCAACAGTTGCAGGAATCCGATGACCGCTCGGTCAAGGTGGATATGTCGTCTGACATTACGCCTGACCAGCTTCTTGAAGAAATTGCGGACAGCGTGGAGGCGGCGGCCACAAGCGCGTCCAATGCGGCGACAAGCGAATCTAATGCAGACAAATGGGCGGAAGGCTCCGACGCTGACGTGGCTCCGCTCGGCGGGCAACATTCATCAAAAGGCTGGGCTAATGAATCCCATACTTATGCAAACGAATCCGAAATCTGGGACGAAGGCTCGGACGTGGAAGTGCAGGCGCTTGGCGGTCAGCACTCCGCGCAGACTTACGCTTATCAGGCGGGCGCGTCTGCTACGGCTGCGGCGGGCGAAGTGACAAAAGCCTCGAAGTGGGCGGAAGGTTCGGACGCCGACGTTTCCCCGCTTGGCGGTACACACAGCGCAAAGGGTTGGGCTGCAAACGCACAGGCTTCCGCACAGTCGGTCACTGAAAATGTAGACAAGGCGCAGAAGTGGGCGGAAGGTAGTGACGCAGAGGTTGAAGCTCTTGGCGGCGAGCACAGCTCCAAGAATTGGGCGGCACAGGCAAAAGAGTGGGCGATGAGCATGGCGAATCTGCCGGTCGCAACGATTGTCCCGTGGGGCGGCACGGCAAACACGCCTCCCGTTGGTTTCCTTTTCTGCGACGGCAGCGCGGTATCGCGTACCATGTACCCGGATTTGTTTGCCGCTATCGGCACGACCTACGGGCCGGGCGACGGAAGCACGACCTTTAATCTGCCGGACGAGGAATTTTTGCAGGGCGTTGACTTCGGCACAGGTTCAGCTGTTCCTGTTATTGCTGGTAATACTTATTCCAATTCTTCTGGTCATGCTTATACTGGTCAGACTTATAAGGATAAACAGGCTTTTGATGCTTATAGTGGTTTATGGTTTGGCGATAAAGCTGCTTACCCCGGTAATATGGATGCTATTTCAAATGCTGTCGACCCTCCAGCTAATCCGGTTCATGCTTTGTATGCTGATTTGTCTGACGCTACTCTAGAATATTCCTCCAATATCCACTATATCATCAAGGCCTTCGACGGTCAGACTCCCGACAGTGCTTTAATTGACATTACGCAGTACGCGGCAGACCTCGCCAATAAAGCGACGCGAAGCCTTGACAATCTGACCGACGCAGGGAAAGACCGTTTCCTTGGTGACGATAATTTCTGCATTATCTATCCAAACGGCGGAACGGCGGCGAATCCGGCGAATGTAACGTATAATACACGATATGTAGAAACAAATCCATTCCCCGGATATATTGTTGCTTGCCAAGCGGAGATATTCGTGAACAACCAGTGGGGTGACGCTGGTGACTATTCAGATAACTACCATGGTTGCGGCTGTTATGCTTCTCAGTTAAATGATAACCAAATTGTTATACAAACAAAGTATTCCTCGCTATCACTTACAAGCTCATATAGTGGTAGCCCACTTGGTCTTTCAGATTATGTATATACAGCCCCCTGTCGTGTCAAGGTTAGGAAAATCGGAAAGGTGGCGAATAGCTGATGAAAATATACGCAGTAATAGGCACAGCACAGCAGACAGTAATCGCTGACAATGTGCAGTATAGCCCCGCAGAAAACGAAGTCTTAATGGAAGCCGAGCGGCCCGAAGGGGATTATATCGCTACGGCAAGCGGCGTTTGGGTGTATGACATTTCCAAGAAGTACGAGGAACTTGACGCTGAGTATATGCGGCAGAAAGCTCTCCTTATCGAGCAGTACACGGACGACACGCTCCATGACGACCAAGAAGCGATGGCGGCAGACAAGGAAGAAATGGCGGCGCTGGACGCTTGGTATGATGAACAGTATCAGCTTTTGCAGAAGGAGGCGGAGTAAATGGCTATCGTAAATAAACGCTGTATTAGATGCAGAAAACCTCTGCGCGAGGACGGCACTTGTCAGAATCCGAATTGTGTACGGTATGTACCTGAGCCGGAGCCGGAAGAAAACGAAAAGGAGGAATCCAATTATGAATCCTGACTGCAAAGCCGCGCGGCTTCGATTGAAACAATCCACGCGGAGCGAATACAATGCCTTAATCTATGAGGCGCAGCTTACGCCGGAGCAGGAAGATATTTTGAACCGTCATATCCTGCACTCCGAAACGATTGTGAAAATCGCAGACGTGCTACATTGCAGTGAATTTAACGTGAAACGATCCCTTCAAAAATCTTATGTTAAAGTCAGCAAAGTTATAAGCGCCTCTAAATGAGGCGCTTTTCTCTGCTTTTTCAAAGACTTCTTTCCCGTCAAAACGTGCCATAATTTTCGGCAGGGTGAACTGAAATGTTTGTTTTGCACAATGAGAATCCCGCCCAAAACATAGTAGGCGATTGCGTTATTCGAGCAATTGCGAAACTGCTGGAAACAGATTGGCAGTCCGCCTACATGGGCGTTATAGCACAAGGCTATAAAATGTTTGATATGCCCTCCTCTAATTCTGTTTGGGGTGCGTTCTTGAAGGATAGCGGGTATAAACGACACACATTGCCGGACACTTGCCCGGACTGCTACACCGTAGCTGAGTTTTGCCGTGACTATCCTTCGGGGCGTTACCTCTTAGGAACTGGCTCTCACGTCGTAACAGTGATTGACGGCGATTATTACGACACATGGGACAGCGGCGACGAGACGCCGATTTATTATTGGTCGAAGGAGAATGATGTATAAATGGCATACCCAAACAATATGTTTAACCCTATACCACAGACGCAGAATCAAATCATGCTTGTACCCGTAAACGGTGAAGGCGGGGCGCAGATGTACCCTGTAGCCGCAGGCTCAACGGTGGCATTGATTGATTTTGACGCCTGTATTTTTTGGCTAAAAACCACAGCTCCAAACGGCCTTCCTCAACAAATGCGAAAGTTTGAGTTTAAGGAAATCGTACAGGCTGCGCCGGCGGATGGGAATACCGTTACGCGGGAAGAATTTTCCAGCTTACAGGATAAGCTGAATAAAGTTTTGGAGGCTCTTGGGGAGGGGAAGAAAGAATGAATAACCCTATAAATATGCTCCAACAGTTTCAGACATTTGCCTCAAACTTTGCGAAGATGCAACGTGATCCGCGCCAAACGGTGCAAGAACTTTTGAACAGCGGGCAAATGACACAACAGCAATACAATCAGCTTTCGCAGATGGCTTCGCAGATTATGGGGCGCAAACTCTGAAATACTCCTGCGCAGGGTATGAAATAAAATATGGGAGTGATTATTTATGGCATTGACGGAAGGCGGCGGCATGACCGCTGCAGACGTGGCCGCCGTACTGAACGGCGGCAATGGTGGCCGAGGCTTCGGTTGGGGCGGAGACGGCGCTTGGTGGGTGCTTATTCTTTTCCTGTTTGCTTTTGGCGGCGGTTGGGGCAACGGCGGCTATGGCAATAACGGCGCCGTAGCGGATATGCAGCGCGGCTTCGATCAGCAGGCAACTTCGGCGGGGATTGCTTCTTTGCAGGCGCAAGTCGGCAATGGCTTTGCGGAAGCTGCGGTTGCGCAGTGCAACGCGCAGACGAATCTCTTGCAGGCCATGAACGCGAATCAGAACGCAACGAATCAGGCAATGAATACGCTGGCTATGAGCTTGCAGAATTGCTGCTGCGAAAATCGCGCAGGCTTGGCTGACCTCAAATATACGGTAGCCACGGAGAACTGTGCTGACCGGCAGGCAATCAGCGACGGCCTGCGTGACCTGATGGCGCAGAATACGGCCAACACGAACGCCATTGTGCAGTCGCAGAATCAGGGCTTCCAGTCCGTTCTCGATAAACTCTGCCAGCTCGAAATCGACGGGCTGAAATCCGCGAACGAGCAGCTTCGCACGCAGCTTAACATGGCGAATCTCGCGGCTTCTCAGACGGCGCAGACGGCGCAGCTTATCCAGGACAACAATGCGCAGACGGCTAATCTGCTCCAGCGTTTGAACCCGAACCCTGTTCCGGCCTATGTGGTGCAGAATCCGAACTGCTGCGGCGCTGTAAATTTTGGTTGCGGTTGTGCATAAGGGGAGGCGGTCAATATGGCGGAGTGGACAAATAACCCCGTCCAGACGGTGAACCCCGGCGAGGCAATCATATTTGCGGAGAATCCTGTACCCTGCAATCGCGGCCTTGTATGGGAGCGCGAAGGCACGGGGCTTTTTGAACTGAAAGGATATACGCCGAACGCGAGGCGGTGCTGCTGTCAGCCGGAGCCGGCTGCAATCTATCAAGTGGATTTTGGCGCGAATATCGCTATCCCGACGGGCGAGACGGTTGGCCCTATCTCGGTAGCGATTACTCTTGGCGGCGCGACAATTCCTGCCTCGACCATGATTGTAACGCCTGCGGCGGTGGAGCAGTATTTCAACGTGAGCCGTGCAATCAACGCGCTTGTGCGTAAAGGTTGTTGCGAGACGTTGACGATCCGCAACACGTCGGAAATTCCTATTCTTGTTCAGAATGCGAACGTGATTTTTGCGCGGCCCGATCTGGCCGTGACACGGTGAGGGGTGAAACCATTGGATAAGGTTATGGATAAAATCTGCGAAATGTTCCACGAAGTCCTGCGCGAGTATGCGGAGCAGGGGCATTTCAAAGACAAGAGCGCCGTTGAAACCGCTAAAGCTGCGGTCAGCGGCATTACGAAAATCAAGACAATCGAGGCAATGGAACGCTTCGATGGCGGCAACAGCTTCCGCCGTTCGATGGATGGATATTCCGAGGACGGCATGAGCTATCGCGGTTCCTACGATGACGGCAACAGCTATCGTCGCGGGCGCGGCATGAACGGCCAATTTGTCAGCAGAGACAACTATAGCCGCGACGGTATGCGCGACAAGCTGGAAGGCTTGATGCAGGAAGCGCAGGGACACGACAAGGAAATCATTAAAGAAATGCTTTCCAAGATGTAACGGGTAACTAAAGACGGGGACGGCTTCACGGCCTCCCCGTTTTTTATTTAAGAAGGGAGAGTGGTTCAATGTGATTAGGTGGCTCTTTTATTTACCGTGCTCATTGTTGGCGTCCGTCGTTTGTTATTTGACAAACTGGATTGTGGTTTTCTTTTCAAACGACGAGGGCGAATTGCCGGGGCTGTTTCATTTGTGGCAGACCTGGGACAATTCGCTGGATTGTCGCGAATCTGTGGAAGTTGCTCCAAACATTTTTAAGTATGATTGGGCGGCGCATTATCGGGAGTATAAAGACACGACGCAGTATTTGCGCAGCGTGAACCGCGAGCGGTGGTTTGTGGAGTGTATCAATAATGACTTCACGATATGGGAAGTTATTAAGAGATACTTCTGCCGGACACTGTGGCTCATGCGCAACAACGCTTACGGCTGGGGCTTCTATGTGTTGGGCTATACGTCAACGCCGCTTCTCCTTGTGAAGCAATCGGAAAACACAATCTATGCTGACGAAGTAAACGGCGACGGATGGATGTATAAAAACACTGCGCCCATATTCACGGCGTTTGGCTGGACTGTTCATTGGAACAATCTTGTCGGTTGGAAGCTGGACACGGACGCAAAGTATGATACGCGCAGCATGATCGCGAATAGGATTGCATTCTTCTTTGAGCGGGAGGCGGAGTAAATGGATTTTGCAGAATTGTTTTCAAGTGCAAAAGGGACTGCCGCCAATTTGGGAAACAACGGCGCGGTCAAATTCGTAGGAGCAAGTATTGTCGGCGCGGCCTGCTCCATGCACGGGCAGCTCCTTCTCGCGTTTGTCGGGCTGATAATCATTGACCTTGTGACAAAATGGATTGCCTTGTCGAAAGAGTATTTGACAAAGCGCAAGCGGAAAAAGAACGTGACCTTGTGGCAGTGTGTTGTCAATATCCCTGCGGCACGGTCGGCGGGCTACATTAAATCCGAGGCAATGAAGCATCGTTTTTTGGGCAAGATAATTGTCTATTTGCTTGTCGTGTTCGCTGGCGCGCTGGCCGACAATATTATGATGACCATGGGCAAGCCACAATGGGCCGTCGTTCTCTTGGTGGGTTATCTCTCCGTGACGGAGTTAATTTCAATTTTGGAAAATTTGCAGGATGCCGGAGTTGAGGAAGCCGGACAGCTCCATGATATGCTCGAAAAAAAGAGGGATGCCATGAAATGACCGCGAGGGAGAGGCGAGGAGCGACGAAAAGAATGCTCCGAAGGGAAACAGTCGCGGAGTAAAAGAAAAGCCGTCCACGGGCTTCTGTGGCGGCGAGGGAGGAAAAAGCAGATGAAACGAGTATTTATCAACGACATTCGGGATATTGCAAACGCAAGCCGGGAAAAATTATTCGCGCAATCGCAATCTGTCGGACGTGACAGGCCGCTCGTTATCATGCACTGGACGGCGGGATGGGGAGATCAGCTCTTTGACGATTATCATGTCAGCGTAACGACAGACGGGAAAATCTACATTGCCGAGGATTCGTTTGCCGAAACACTGTCCCATACTTGGCATCTGAACACAGGGACTGTTGGCGTGACTATGTGCTGCGCGGTGGGTGCTGACACGGAAGATTTGGGAGAGGAGCCGCCCACGGATTCGCAGATTGAAGTATTTTCTCAGGTGGTTGCCGCTATCTGCGACGGAACGTGGCTCACGATTAACAAGGACAACGTGCTCACGCATGGCGAGGCCGCTGATAGTTTAGAGTTCTACGATCCAGAAGATTTGTACGGACCAAGAACGACGTGCGAAAGGTGGGATTTGGAATACTTGGGGACGAAAGAAAGCCCGATATTCAATCCATGGGCAAGCGACGGGAGCCGCGGCGGTGACGTGCTGCGCGGGAAGGCGAATTGGTATCATAACTATTGGGCCGAAAACGCAAAGAAAGCGTAGTTTAATTAAGAAACGGTAATTAAAATTTTTGGTTCTTAATTTTTATAAGGATCAAAAACAGAGAGATTTGGTTCTTAAAGGAGGGCGTGAAATGTGGACAAAAAAGCGGGTTTTTATGTGTGGGTTGTCATTGTACTTCTGTTTATCGTGGGCCTTTGCTGGTATCTGCTCCGCGAACCGGGTGTACGAGATCAGCGAGACAGAGCTGACGCAGTTACAGAATCACTTGGACGCGCTGGAGCAGAACAACAAAATACTGCAAATGCTATTGAGCGAATCGGACGAACAATCGACAATAGCATTGAACAAGTTGATGGAATCACAGAAAGAATTAGCGACGCTGAAAATGCAATTGAAGCAAGCGCAGATCGACAAAGAGAGTGCGACGAAATCCTTAGAGACAGCGAATCTCGAATTGCAGAAAGCCGCGCAATCATTCAAGGAATCAGAGAAAGAGCACGCAAAAATTGAAGGGCGATTGCGGACAAAATGCACCGTTTTGGAAGTGTTGCTTGGAATAGCAACGGGATTTGCGATTGCACGGTAAGTTGTGAAAAAGGAGAGTTACGGATGCGGATTTCTGCCTGCTATATCGTGCGAAATGAAGCGGCGAAGTTGGATTGTTCGCTGGCAAGCCTCGAAGGGGCGGTAGATGAGATTATTGTCGTAGTTACGTCATCTTCCGACGATACGGTAAAAATAGCAGAGACGCACGGTGCGCGTGTCTTTCATTTTCCGTGGCAGGATGATTTTTCTGCAGCTCGCAACGTATCTCTTTCTAAGGCGACGGGAGATTGGATTCTCGTCGTGGATGCGGACGAATATTTTCCCGATGGAATGGCGGGAAATATTCGTCCGGCAATAGAGAAGTATGGCGCCGATGCTGATCTTTTGTTTTTCATGCGTCGGGAGTATGACGAGGACAAAGAAGAAGTGCTTTTAGATACGCAAGTGTCCAGGCTTTTGCGGCGGGTAGACGGGCTTGCTTATGAAGGCGCGATTCATGAAGAGCCTCGACATTATGGCAATATAATATCGCGCATGGCGACGGTTCCAGACAGGGAACTCATGATGATACATTCGGGCTATTCAGCAACACTTCTTCGGGCGAAAGGTGAGCGTAATTTAGCTTTATTGCTAAAGGAGTTGCAGGGGGAGCATCCGAGAGATTCCATTTATATGTATTTGGCGGAAACTTACGACAGTTTGTGTGATGAGGAAAACGCGCTAAAATATGCTTGGCTTGATGTGAACGGCGGAAGGAAAAATCTTGTGTTTGCGAGCCGATCTTATCGTATTTTGCTTCGCATATTGGCACGCAGGCCGAAGGCGTATCATGAACGATTGGAGGCGTCCTGCTGCGCAGTGCGCGACTTCCCGGAAATTCCAGAATTTCATGCTGAATATGCGGAGTGCCTTGCGCTTGGGCATGATTATCATGCGGCGATTCACGAAGGCAGGATCGCTCTCAATTTGTTTGCTTCCGGCGCTTGTTGCGGATTAGAGCCGTCCACGTTCACGCAGGAGGCGGCTGATTTTGTTTGCGCACGCATTGGAATGTGGGAGGGGATGTTTGTTTCGTGACCGCAATTTGACCGCAAAATAATTTATTGCCAAAAAATAAAATATAATATAAGATAAAAACGCTTGTAAAAAACAAGCAAATACACACGTTGGTAAGGGGTATTAAATCACAATACTTCTTCAATGTTAATCAAGAAGCCCGTCGGGATTGCCTGTTATTACAGGATTCTCGACGGGCTTTATTTTTGTTTGACCTCATTTTGACCACAGAATATTTTTTTTGCATCTTCTTCCAGCATTTCGGAAACTGCCGCTTCCGTGTTCTTGTATATGTGCGCGTAGGTGCGGAGGGTGGTTTCGATATTATCGTGGCCCAAACGGGAAGATATGATTTTGATTGGCACGTTCTTGTTGATGAGATAAGAAGCGTGGGAGTGCCGCAGATCGTGGAGGCGGATTCGCTGCAATCCTGCCCGCTTAGTTATCAGGTCGAAGTGCTGCCGCAAGGCTTCTGATGATATGGGAAAGATTCTGTCCGGCGGGGCATACAGCTTGTCGCGGTATTCGTTGATTGCATCGAACACGACAGACGGCGCGGCCACGTCGCGAATACTTCCGGGCGTTTTTGGCGGCGTCGTAAATTCTCTTCCTTTTCCTATATAATGATACGTTTTATTGACGCGCAGGGTTTTCTTTTCTGTATCTACATCGGCAGGAGTAAGGGCAAGCATTTCTCCGCAGCGCAGGCCCGCCCAAAATAAAACCATAATCGCCGCACGGTGGAGCGGGGAGTTTTCCGCTTCCATGTATTTCTGGAACTCCTCGATAGTCCAATACTTCATCACGGGCGATTTTGTTTTTCCGATGGCTCCGGCAATCTTGATCGGGTTTGAGGACAGGCCGTAATATTTCACGCCGTAATTCATTACGGCGGAGAACTGCGCTTGTATGTAATGGATATGGGTGGGCGCGATTTCTTGTTTTAATAACTCCGTCTGCCATTGCCGGATGTTTGCGGGGGATATGTTTTCAAGTAACGCTGATTCAAAGTATTTCAAAACGTGCTTTTCTATGATGGCTTCTTTTGTATATATGGTAGATTCGCGCAAGCGGTGACGTGCATCCTCGATATAGATTTTATAAAGCTCACCGAACGTCATTCCTGCCGCCGCAGTCTTTTCCCGCTTGGCGGCTTCCTCGTACTTTTGCGCGTCGCCTTTCTTAGCAAAGCCGCGCTTGGTCGTTTCCACGCGCTTGCCCGTCCAATCCGTATAACGGAAGCGGACGTACCATGTTCCGCGCTTTTCGTCTTTGTATGCGGGCATAGGATCACCGCCTTTCAGTTGTCTTTGTTATGAAACCTTCCCGCGAACTTCGACAACAAGGCCGAGGACTTTTAATGGAAGCGATTCGATTTCGGTCGTTGTATAAAAGTGTGGTTCATATACAGACGCATTAAGTCCTATCAGCATCACGCCTTCGGGCGTTATTTTTATTTTCTTGACCGTTGCGGCTTCATTGCCGACCATGACGGCGGCGATTTGTCCGCTTTCTACACATGGTTGTTTCTTTACAATTACAACGTCACCGTCGAATATGCGCGGCTCCATTGAGCCGCCTTTTATTTTGAGCGCAAAATATTCCGATCCGCCGCGCAACCAATCTTCGGGAATTTCCTCCCAGTCAATTATATCTTCAATCGCGTCAAGCGGTACGCCTGCGGCTATGGTTCCAAGAACGGGAATACGAACTCCAGCGCGGGGCTTTGCTTCTGCGTGGGTATCATTGCAAAGAATGTAATCATAAGATACCCCGTACAGCTCGGACAATTCTTTTATTTTTCTTGTTGGTTTGTTTTCCCCCGTTTCCCATTTCAAATAGGTAACACGGTTGACACCGATTTTATCGGCGACTTCTTCTTGCGTCCATTTGTGTTGTTCCCGTAACATGCGCAATCTTTCGCCAGTGTTCATAAATATCACCCCCAAGACAATTATACGTTATAACAAGTAACATTACTATACGTTATTTAAGATTAAAAATTTTTCAAAAAAGGGGTTGCAAAGTAATCCAAAATAACATATAATACGTTATGTAAAATCACATTTGGTTTTGAGGGGAGGGGACGACAACGAATAAGCTGAAAGAATTGCGAGAGCGAAAGGGGCTTACCCAGGAAGAGCTTGCAAAGCTCTTAGGTGTAGGCAGGACAACGGTTACGCTGTGGGAAACAGGAACGAATTTCCCGCGTACCGAAACCCTTCCAAAGCTTGCGAAGGTTTTGCGTTGCACGGTTGACGAATTATTATGCTCTTAAATGTAATGTAAAATCACGTTTGAAGGAAGGGGCGAGGCGGTGACATTAGGAAGTTTGTTCGACGGGATCGGCGGCTGGCAGCTTGCCGCCATACACAACGGCGTGAAGCCGATATGGTCAAGCGAGATTGAGCCGTTCCCGTGCGCGGTAACAAAGAAGCACTTCCCCGACACGCTGCAGCTTGGCGATATTACAAAGCTGAACGGCGCAGAGCTGCCGCCCGTGGACATTATCTGCGCGGGAAGTCCGTGCCAGGATTTGAGCGTGGCGGGAAAGCAGGAGGGGTTAAAGGGTGCAAGATCAGGATTGTTCATGGACGCAATTAAACTTGTTCGAGATATGCGACGAGCAAGCGGAGGAAAGTCCCCAAGATATTTCGTTTGGGAAAACGTGCCAGGAGCCTTCTCCTCCAACAAAGGGATGGATTTTAGAGCTGTGCTTGAAGAAATCGCAGAGGCCGAAATTCCAATGCCTGACAATAACAAATGGGCAGACGCCGGAGTGGTCGAATGGGACGGCGGTTCGCTTGCCTGGCGAGTGCTCGACGCTCAATATTGGGGCGTCCCCCAGCGTCGCAGAAGAATCTTTCTTGTCGCAGATTTTGGAGGACAATCCGCCGGAGAAATACTTTTTGAGCGCGAGGGCAGTAATCGGCATTTTACGGAGAGCGGAGAGGCGGGGAAAGGAACTGCCGCCAGAACTGAAAGCGGCGTTGGTAGCGCAAGCGTCGTGCGAATGCGTGCCGGCTGTGCCGGGGGGGGCAAAGGTGCTCTTGTCAGCAGAGAAAGAAGCCTGACGCTTGCGGCGAATACTAACGATCAGGTGCTATTCGTCCCCGACAAAGCGCGAGCGTTGACGGCGAGGAACGACGGAAGCCCATGTGTGGATCGCGGCCCGGAAGTAATAGCCGCAGGATTCAAACATAAGGCAAGCCCAAGCGCGGGGAATATTGGATATAAAAAGGAATGTGCTCCGACGCTTATGGAAGGGCAAGAAAGCGCGGTAGCCGTCTACGACATGACGCACGCTGACGAAGTGATGCGGAAAGTTCCTAACGGACGCGCACCGACGCTGAACGCGAGAATGGGAACTGGCGGGAATCAAGTTCCTGTGTTGGCGTTTGATACTACACAAGTGACAAGCCCAGGGAATTTTTCTCATCCGAAACCCGGTGATCCGTGCCATCCTTTATGCGCCGGAGCTCATGTCCCGGCTGTTGCGTATTCGATACAGGGGAACACGATAGACAGGCACGCGGTAATGGCGTATAAATCCGTGCGGCGTCTTACCCCGACGGAGTGCGAAAGATTGCAGGGACTTTCCGATGGTTACACGTTGATAGACGACAAAACGTGCAGCGATACGGCAAGATATAAAGCACTTGGAAACGGAATGGCGCAACCGTGCGCGGATTATGTAATACGAAGGATTAAGGAGGCGAGAACATGACAGAGTATTTCTGGAGGCCGAAGGACTTGGCGGAGGTTCTTGAATGCAGCATGAGCAAAGCATATAAGCTTGTGCAGAAATGGAACGGCGAGCTAAAGGAAAGAGGATTTGAAACAATAGCTGGCCGTGTTCCGAAACAGTACGCAATAGATCGTTTGGGATTGGAGGCGAGAGGAAATGAACCGAGTAATAAAAGCGCTGCGGATTCTTCAAGAGGAAGTGCCGGAGTATTTCGAGGACGTAGTAATGGCGGATTGCCCGTGCGATTTGGGGCTTCCCGCTGACTACAGAAAATGGTGCGGCATGGCGGACACGTCAACGGAGTTTGTGTTTGACTACTGCCGCAAATGCTGGGCGAATGCGCTGGGGGAGGGAGATAAATGATGTACGCTTTGAAGGTTTCCGCGCTCTTCGGATTCTTGGGCGGGTACACGTTCGGCTTGTTCCTTGGGATATGGGCGTATATCACGCTGGGGGCAAGGTAAGTTATGGAGTTTGTAGCATTGGTTCTTTTGGCCGTCTGCATTTGGAGGGCCTTAAAAATGGCAGAGGAGGAGAGTAAGAAATGAGGACAGTGTATTTAGCTCATCCATTCGGCGGGAGCGCATTCAACAGGGCGGAGGCCGAGAGGATTGAGGAAGGAATGCTCACAGAGATTGACGGGGACTGCACAATCTTTAATCCGATTCGCGAGCTGGAGCAGTATTCAAACTATAGCGAGCGCGTCATATTGAAGCTTTGCAAACAGCTCCTGCAACGGTGTGATTTGGTTGTGTTCTGCCCCAGTTGGGAGAAGTCGCGCGGCTGCCGATATGAGCGCATGATTGCGAAGAAGAAGGGCATTCCTCGCATCTATCTGAACAAAGAGGACGTCCAGCTTTTCCTTTCGTTGGCTCCGCGGTTCAAGGTAGGCGCGGCATGACGAGGCTGTGGGCGGCGCTGAGTGACGAGGCAAGGACGGCGATAATCGTTGCGGTGCTGATTGTTGAGGCGTTTATTTTATGGGGGTGATAAGCGTTGAAGAGGGTTCAGTGTTCAAGGTGCGGGGAATGGATTGAACGATCCGAGCAGGCGCGCTGCAAGAAAATGTACTGCGCTGACTGTCAGAAGATACGCAAGCGCGAGGCCGTCAGGTCGTGGCGTGAACGAAACAGAGAGGAGGAAATAGATGTACCGATAAAAAAGAATTTGCGCCTTGACGAAATACAACGCAAGGCGCATGAAGCGGGTATGAGTTATGGAAGATATGTAGCAACACAAATGAAAAAAGCCTGACGCGCTGGCGGCACGTCAAGCCTAAAGAAGTTTCGAACAATTACATTATAACATGAAAAGGAGTTTTGGACAATGGCAAAAGCAAATGAAATAAATGAAAAGGTATTCGTTCCTCCGATTGAAAAAAAGAATATCACGTTGACGTTGGTAGGGGATTCTCCGCTTATTTGCCACAGATGGAGCGAGAAAGCAAAGAAGGAAATGCTTGACAACATGACTGGGGCGGCGAAGAAGGGAAAAGAACCTAAACGTCCGATTCAAGAATATGCTGACGCTTTCTATTGGTTGACCGACAAACCCGACTTTACAGACATGAGCGAAGAAGAAATTATGAAGTGCGTTGATAAAGGCCGCTTTGGTTTTCCAACAACCGCTTTCAAAAAGGCCGCGATTGATGCAGCGTATCAGCAAGGAGCAATTAAGAAGAAAACCACAATGCGCGGCGCATTCCATATCAACGGGGAACTCGTGGAGATTATCGGGAAACCGATTGTCAGAGAGGACCCGGTAAAGGTTGGAATAAACGGCACCGATATGAGGTATCGCCCGGAGTTTCCAGAGTGGAGCGTGAAGCTGTTAATTACTTACAATCCTAATGCCGTCACGAAAGAGCAGATCGTGAACGCCATGAATATTGCTGGATTTTCTAACGGCGTCGGAGAGTGGCGCGTAGAAAAGGACGGCGTGTACGGAAGATTCCATATTGCATAGGAACACGGCAGGCAAGGCGGGGTAAGGCCCGGTAAGGCGGGACAGGAACCGGCCCGGCATGGCGAGGCAGGCGAGGCGTGGTATGGCGCGGCGAGTCGCGGCTTGGCGAGTACGGTCAGGGCGTGGCAAGGATTGGCGGGGCAGGCATGGCAAGGTGGGGCGAGGAAAGTCAAGGCTAGGTAAGGCGCGTTATGGCAAGGCAGGCGTGGCACGTCACGGCTTGGCGTGGCGGGGCTTGGCACGGCAAGGCTTGGCAAGGCACGGCAGGCGCGGCATGGAAAAATTAAAGGAGGTTTTGAACATGGTTTATCAATGGAAAAGGAATATGCCTGTCAGCGCACAGGCAACCGGGGAACATTTCGAGAAGTTAGAGAAAAAGCACGGAGAGATAACGCCGGAGATAATTCTCGACGACGCGCGAAAAAAATCCTCGGTTCTGCATGGCTGCTTCGAGTGGGACGACGGCAAGGCGGCAGAGAAATATCGTCTTTCGCAGGCGCGGTACATTATCTGCAATCTGGTTGTATCTGTTGAAAGCAAGGATGAAGAACAGAAGAAAACAAGGGCGTTTGTCAATGTTTCCGCGCAATCAATGAGCGGTAACAAAGGTTCGTTTGTTTCCATCGGCAACGCGATTTCAAACGAGGAAATGCGGAAGAATGTATTGCAGAACGCCTTAATTGAATTGCTTGCTTTCAAGAAAAAGTACGAAGAATTGGAAGAACTTCAAAAAATATTTGTGGCTATTGATGATTTTGAGCAAGTCGTCGGAGCGTAGGAGGGATATTTGCTGTGGATTTGGAAAACAAGATGCTGATTGATTCCTACTGGTTCCGTCCGTCGGATGAGGATTTGGAACGAGAGCAGGAATGGAAAGAGGCTATGGTGGAGGCAGACTATGAGCGCAGACAGGATTATAAACTCTCTTGCCGAGATGTATGAATGGCTGAGAGAACAGGAAGCATGGCTTCGGGAGGAGGAGAAAGACCTTGGCAAAGTTAGTTATGACAGTAGAGCAAATGGAAAACCGGGGCGCGTGGCTGGACGCAAGAAAAAAGGGAATAGGCGGCAGCGACGCGGGCGTAATTGTCGGCCTCAATAAGTGGAAAAGCCCGTTCACGCTATGGCTTGAAAAGACGGGACAGGCCGAGGAAGAAGATTTATCCGACAACGAATATGTTTACTGGGGGAATGTGCTTGAAGAAACAGTCGCGCGGGAGTTCACGATTCGCACGGGGAAAAAGGTTCGCCGCTGCGGGCTGCTCCAACATGAAGAAATCCCCTTTCTGTTGGCGTCGGTTGATCGGCTTGTCGTGGGCGAGAATGCCGGGCTTGAATGTAAGACCGCAAACGGATTCGCCGCGAAGGAATGGGACGGCGACAACGTGCCGGATAGTTACTACGTCCAGTGTCAACACTATATGCTTGTAACGGGCGCCGAACGGTGGTACATTGCGGCGCTCATCGGTGGTAATCGGTTCGTGATGCAGACGATTGAACGGAACGAAGAGGAGATTGCTGCGCTCCTCGCGGCTGAAACGGCTTTTTGGAAGAAGGTAGTTGCAAAGGAAATGCCGGACGTGGACGGCACGAAGGATTGTTCGGAAGCACTGGCCGAGAAATTCAAGGGCGGCGCCCCTGCGATTACGCTGCCGAGTAGTGCGGACAAAGTTTTCGAGGAGATTGATACATTGTCGGACACGGCGGCCGGCCTTCTTGCACAGATCGAGGAGAAAAAGAATCAGCTCCGCATGATGCTGGGTGATGCGGAAGCCGGTACGACGCCGAACGGGCGGAAGGCCACATGGAAAACCTATGCCGGGCGTGTGACGATTGACAGCAAGCGGCTGAAAGCGGAGCGGCCGGACGTGTTCGAGCAGTTCAAGAAACAAGGAAATCCTACAAGAGTATTCAAGATAGCATAAGGAGGCGTGAAGAATGGACATAAAAGATTATAAGGAACATATTGAGAAATTAAATACTAAAGCTTCAAAGCTTTACCATATTACCTATGAACTTGAAAGGGCATACAATGCGTTTAAATTGATTCGTTCTGGCAGAGATTTAACGGTTAAGGTTTTTGTTATATATGACGGAGAGGACGGACACCATGAGGAAGCATGTGTGATCGAGAGAGCTGCACATCATAAACTTGAAGAGGCTATAAATCATACAATAACCGTAACAAAAGAACATGTAGAAAAGCTTATAAAGGAGGAGAACTAACATGGCAAACATTAAAGGCGGAGCAATCACACAGGCAACGACACAGGCAGCGGCAAAGCCGCAGAAGGGTATGAAAGATTTAATCCTGTCAATGCAGGGCGAGATTCAAAAGGCGCTTCCTTCGGTCATTACGCCGGAGCGGTTTACGCGCATGGTGCTTACGGCCATGAGTACCAATCCGACGCTGACGCAATGCACGCCCAAGAGTTTTCTTGGCGCTATGATGAACGCCGCGCAGCTTGGCGTCGAGCCGAATACTCCGTTAGGGCAGGCGTACTTGATTCCGTATCGCAACCACGGCACGATGGAATGCCAATTCCAATTGGGGTACAAGGGATTGATTGATTTGGCGTATCGGAGCGGAGAGATTACGGACATTTCCGCGCATGAGGTACACGAAAATGATACGTTTGAGTATGAGCTGGGCTTAGAGCCGAAGTTGAAACACATTCCCGCAGTGAAGGATCGGGGCGACGTTATCCTGTACTATGCCGTATATCATACCAAGTCGGGCGGGTACGGATTCGAGGTTATGAGCCGCGAGGATATACAGAAACACATGAACGCATACTCTAAGGCTGCGGGTAAGGGCTTCTCTCCTTGGACTACCAACTTTGACGAAATGGCAAAGAAAACTGTGCTCAAAAAGGTTCTGAAATATGCTCCTCTCAAAACGGATTTTGTGCGGGCGGTTGCCCAGGACGGCACGATCAAGACGGAGATTGTAAAAGACATGGCGGATATGCCGGACGAAACGGTCATTGAAGCCGAGGCGCAGGAGGTTCCTGACAATGTGAATCCGACGACGGGAGAGGTTGTTGCAAAAAATGCAACAACCGACGACGAGATTTTGGAAGCTTCGCTGGATGAGAAATAATTTAATGGTAAAGCCCCCGGTGTAATGCCGGGGGCGAAAGGAGGAATGACTTATCAATAAGGTAATTCTTATGGGCCGCTTAGTGCGTGATCCTGATATTAGAACGACACAGGCAGGCAATCCGATGGCGCGCATGGTGCTGGCCGTTGACCGTTGGAAGAAAGACCAACAGCAGACGGCAGACTTTCCGTCGCTGGTAGCTTTTGGCTACACGGCGGAGTTCGCTGAGAAATACTTGGAGAAGGGAAAGAAGATTCTCGTCGAAGGACGTCTGCAAACGGGCAGCTATGAGAAGGACGGACAGACGCATTACACAACGGACGTGGTGTGTGAGCGGATAGAGTTTGCTGAAAGCAAAGGCAGCGGAGAGCCGAAGAAAGACGACGGCGGAGAGTATGCACGGCAAGAAGATATTCCATTTTGAGTGAGGTAGCGTTATGGATTTTATCAAGCAGTTAAAAGCCTTTGATGAAATCGGATCAGACAACCTGACGCCCAACGCGATTGCTATTTACTATCATCTATTTATGTTGAATAACAGATGCGGTTGGAAAGAATGGTTTGACGAATCCGATTACTGGATAGGCAGGGCTGTAGGGATAAGACGCAGGGAAACGATTCTTGCAGCAATAAACCTTTTGAAGCAAAAAGGGTTTATTGATTTTGAGCGCGGTTCCAAGCGTAACCAATCCACAAAATATAAAATTATAGAGTTATCCACAAGGACTATTTTACCGCACGAAAATAGCGCAGAAGATAGCGTAAAACATAGCGCAAAAGATAGTCCAAAAGATAGTGCAAAACATAGTCCAAAACATAGCGCAAAAGATAGCGGCAACATAAAACAAGAAACACAAACTAAAACAGAAACTGAAACAAAACAATCTACGCCTGCGCGCATCGATGTGTTTGGTTCATCCGGCGAACCGGAGAGCGTGAAGGCCCTGCTCAAAGACTTTGACGAGATGAGGACGAAGAAAAAGAACCCCATGACCGACAGAGCGAGGCAGATTTTACTGAAAAGACTGGACGAGCTTTCCGGCGGCGACGAGTTCATGAAAGTGCGTATCTTAGAGCAGAGCATTGAGCATGGATGGCAGTCTGTTTATCCGTTGAAAAACGATTTGTCCACAAGCCCACAAAAGAAAAGCCGCCTCCAAGAAAACATGGAAGCGGCAGAGAGAGCAATAGCATTCTTTGAATCACAAGCGAATCAGGAGGCGAATATAAATGACGAAGGAAACGGAGATAGTCAAGCTTCTCAGACAGTATATGACGGCTTTCCCTTCTAACACTTTAGCCGACGGAGCATGGGCAATCTACGCCCGCGCTCTTTCTTCCCTGTCACTGGACGAAATCAATGCGGCCATGTTGAAGCTCCTGCGGACGAGCAAATTCTTCCCGTCCGTCGCTGAGATTTTCGACGCCGCGAAAAGCATCCGGGAGTTTGCACGGGAGGACGTTCTGCCGACGGCTGCGGAGGCTTGGCAGGAAGCAATCAACCTTGTCCGAAAGTACGGCATATATAAACCGTGGGAATATTCCTGCCCGGAAGTGGAACACGCGATCAAATGTTTCGGGCGCGAGGAGCTTTGCATGATCGAGCAAAATGCGGTTAACGTGGCGCGGTCACAATTCATGCGGATGTACCAAGAAATATGCAAGCGGCGCGAGGAAGTGCGGGAGAATACGGCAGTCCTGGCAGCAATTCCCTCCGCGAAGGCAAAATTGGCAGGAGGGAAAATCGTGCAGTTGGCGGAGGCGAAACGAGCATGAAGATTAACAGAGAGGATGTTGTCCAAGCCGCGCTGACGGTGGAGCGGTGGTGCAAAAAAAATCGTGAAAGCGGGCTTTCTGAGTGTGATTGTCCGTTTGCATTTGGGATGGCGTGTAGTTTGCAGTATTTTAATGCCTTCCCCGATGAGTGGAACCTTGAAGAACATTTGCGTACAAGGGGGCTGAAAGATGAATGAATGGCATGTTGTCAGCTTTAGCGGCGGCAAGGATTCGACAGCTATGTTGTTGCGTATGTTGGAACTTGGCATGCGCGTTGACGAAATCATATTCTGCGACACCGGCGCCGAGTTTCCGCAGATGTATGAACACGTTGAAAAAGTTGAAAAATATATAGGGCGGAAGATAACAAGGCTAAAGGCGGAGCATGATTTCGAGTATATGCTTTTACATTACAAGCCGCGCCGTAAAAAAGCGGAAGAAGGGAAAATTGGATTAGGTTTTAGCGGGCCAACCGTCCGATGGTGTACCTCGTATTTGAAAAAAGATGTAATCAAAAGGCATTTTAAAGGGCGGGAAAATGTTATTCAGTATGTTGGGATTGCGGCAGATGAATCAAAGCGGGCAAAAGCCGCCGAAAAAAGATACCCGTTAATTGATTGGAACTGGACAGAAGCCGCCGCGCTCCAATATTGCTATGATAAAGGCTTTGATTGGGGGGGCTATATAAATTGTTTCCGCGTGTTTCTTGTTGGTGTTGCCCGTTTATGCGTATTGACGGGTGCAGAACTCTCCGAAAGCACTTCCCCGAACTATGGCAGAAACTTCTTTCATGGCAACATCAAACGTGGAATAAGTTTAAACCTACATGGACGGTTGACGCATTAGAAGAACGCTTTGCCCGTGAAGATGAATGGGAAAAAATGCAGATGAGCTTATTTGAGGAGGCGCAGCATGGGGAAGTATAGTCGTGACAAGGGCGCCCGTGGGGAGCGTATGTGGCGGGACGTGTGCCGCTCCGAGGGGTACGATGCAGAGCGAGGCTGTCAGCTCTATCAAAAAGGCAGTGAGATCGCGGACGTAATCGGCCTGCCTGGAATACATCAGGAAGTTAAGTTTTCCGAGAGGTTGCAGCTCCGTGAATGGATGAGCCAATCAGTATCCGACGCCAGCAAAGACGAGCTTCCGATTGTCGCGCATAAAAAATCCCGCGAGGGGTGGCTTGTCACGATGCGGGCGGAGGATTGGTTTTCAATCTACAGAGAATGGGAGGCAGGCCATGAAACGTGACAGAGTTTTACGCGCACGGGACGAGCTGAGAGAACACTGCAAGGGCAATCAGTATAATTGCAGCGCGTGTATTTTCTGGGGCGGGGCGAAGGGGTGCACGCTGTACGGCGTTCCCCATACATGGCGGGAGGTACGGCATGGAGGAAAAAGAAAAGGCTACACGGTTTCAAATTGAGCAAGCGACGGAGCTGATAAACCAAGACGGCAGTGATCCTGAGTGGTACGATCTCGAAAAGATGAGCCGGGGACAAATACAGCGGTTCATCGAAAGGGCAAAGCTACACTTGCAGGAGCAGCAGAAAATCAGACAGCAGATTTTGAGCGCTATGGATAGGAGGGGGGCTGACGATGGATGTTGAACGTATTTCAGACAAAAACTTGCTTGCTTTACAAATGATGACTTGTGAGCACAAAGGAAACAAAGGACTGGGGTTTTATTCTGATGTTTACGCCGCTGTATCTGAGTTGATTGAACGCAGGCAAGCTGCCGGGGAATGGAAGGGGCTGAATGACGATGGACATAAAAGCGAGGATTGACGGGTTGTCGGAGGCGGAGGCAAAAGCCGCGCTGGAGGCTTGTATTGCAATCATAGTACGCTATACGCACTGTGAGGATTGCTGGAACGCAGAGCTGGCCGACGGAAGGCGCGTCGCTTGCGGAAGTGAGCGAATGTGTGCAGAGTATTGGGCGAACGAGGCACTAAAGGAGGCGCGACATGAACATAAAAACGAGGATTGACAGGCTGACCGAGGCAGAGGCCAAGGCCGCGCTTGCTTGGGTACTATGGGACGATGCGATTGGCAGGAGTTGTTTAGGAATTGGCAGTGTAGAAAATACTAAGCAAAATTTATTAGACCTTGCATTAAAGGAGGTACAGGAATGGCAGAGGACGAAACGATAAAGGAGGCGCGGAAATGAACGACGATGTACTTGTTACGGTTCCATTGAGCGAGGTAATTGAACGTCCGTTGCCATGTGTGTGTGACGAACACGGGGAGATACGGGAGCAGCAGCTAAAACGGCTTGTTGCAAAAATCGACGAAGAGCTAAACGAGCTTAAACAAGCACTTATACGTTATCAGTCTTTTGATTTACCGTGTGTGGTGCTGTGCCGAAATAGCACGATTGGAAAAGAGATTGCCGAGGAAGCCGCCGACACAATCACGGCAATCACGACGATGCTGGAAGCGTTGGGAATTGACGCGGAAATGCGCGACGAGGCACAGCGGCGCGTAAACGCTAAGAACAGGGAGAGGGGGCGGCTGTGATGGCCAACGACAACGTAAATCATCCGGCGCATTACACGATGGGGACAATAGAGACAATCGACGCAATCAGCGCGGCGCTTGGTGCGGACGGGTTTCAGAGTTACTGCGCGGGGAATATTATCAAGTATGTGTGGAGGTATAAGTACAAGGGCGGCCAAGAATCGCTGAAAAAGGCACGGTGGTATTTGGACAGGCTGATTGCCGAGATTGAGAAGGGGTGCAGCTGATGCGAAGGCTTTTTGTTATTTGTTCGCTTGTAAACATAGTTTGCGGGGTTGTTTTGATAGTTTTGTCAAAAGGCAATGCGTTTGCTGTTGTGCAGGGGCTTTTTTTGTTATTCATGGCGATTGTATGCTATGCGCGGGCGAAGGGGTGCGGCTAATGGACGGGTATTCAGTTTTAATATTTTTATATGGCTATGCGGCGGGGCTTGTCACCGCTCTTGTTATTCTTTATTTGTCGATTGAGCGGTAAACGGGGAGGAGTTATATGCAGAGGGAAAGCAGAGACGCCAACGTAAGGAAAATCGAATACATGATACGCCATGAAAGGGCGATTGCCGAGGCGGTCGAGGAGTGCAAGCTGGCTCCGCGTGGTCATACCGGCGGGGATCACGTCGGGCATAGTTACATTCCCGATCCTACAGCTTCGCAAGCTCTCCGGCGGGCAGATGAGATTCCTGCCGTGATGGTTGACGGGCGCAAAGTCTATTGGCCGGAGCGTTGGCTGTCCGTAATCGCCGCTGTCCGGGAGTGGTGCGGAAAAGATTCAATCAAGGCAGAAATTTTCCGGCGCCGGTACACAGGGGAAAGTTATCTGTCAACTTGTTACGCTTTGCATATTGCCAAGTCTACATACGCCGTGATGATGTTCGAGATCAGGAATTTTGCTATCCAGTGCGCTTGCCAAGCGCAGCTCGTCCAGGTTTTTTGATTTGCCCAGTCTGAAATTAGGCAAAAAATAAGGCGGGATTCCTCCCGCCTGGTTCGTGTTTATATACCCATATTTTCTAAACTTTGAATGATTGCTTCCTTTGCCTTGTCCGTAAACGTGATATTGATTGCCTTGTTGGCCGTTTGGATCGTGTAGCCCCGGAAAATTTCTGTAAGCGCCCAGGTTTTCCCGTTAAACTCCGCCCGAAATTGTGTGCTTTCCGGCCTGCCATTGTAGCAGGAAGGGAAGTGCTGCGCGTGATAGTCAACTAAGACTTTCACGCCTTTTTTAGCGGCCTTGCTTATGCCCAGTCTGCTATCAATTTCTTTCAGCGTATCAATAATATCGTTGTAAGAAATTGTCCTGGTTTTCGCTCTGCTCTGCACGTTGTCAAGCTCCGCTTGGATCGCTGCCTGTTTGTCGATGGTCGTCTTTTTCATTGTCTTTTCTCCTTTCGCCCAGTCGGATTAAAGTGATTTATAGATTTCGGTCGCCTTGGCCAGTGCTGCCAGGTCAACGTCTGACACAGTGTTGTCATACCCCCAGCGACGATCGCTGTACCTGATGCGGTCGATGATTCGCCGCATTTCGATTAAAAGCCAGGCTTTGTATTCTTGCTTGTCGCCATCCATTTTTTTCGCCTCCTTTCGCCCAGTCTGAATTATGCTGATTCTTTCGCTCCGTATTCTTGCGATAAAATCCGGCGGTAACTATTAAGCGTTCTCGTTGTGGATGAATAGCCCTTCCAGCCGCAATCATCAAGCCGGAAAACATTTTCGCCCGTGTTCCAATAGCAGACAATATTCCCATGATACGCGAAACGAATTTCCTTTTCATACCGTGTGAAGGAATGATTCCCAAGGCTTTTCCCTTTTCCCCTGTCGGCTGCGGCTTCAATTAGTTTTTGAATAGTTTTCATTTGTAAAACCTCCTTTTTATTTCGCGGGGTTGCGACCGCAAGCCCGAAGGCCTCCCGCATTAACGCCCCGAAGGGCGCCGCTCTGCGTTTAACATTTTTTTGCTATCTCGACCATGAATTTTTTTATGAGCATGTCCAACGCTTTCCGCTTTCTTTCATACGGAATTTTGAAGCTGACGTTTATGATTTTTTGCGCTTTGCGGTCATACTTCCGGCAAATTTCATAATTTACCGATTCCCCAAAGGGCCTATATCCTGTAACGATTGCAATATCATTTCCAAGATCATAAATATCCGCATTCCAACCATAGACGCCGCAAGTGTACGCGATAGGCTCCAGCGCGTAGAATAGATGAGATAAATCACAATACCCCACTTTATAACACCTGAACCCATTCATTATTTCTTTTTTAGTTGCCTTGAATTTCATTTTTCACGCCTCCTTATATATATAGGTATATATTGCGGCGATTACTGCCAAATGGTTTTTCCGATTTCGTAAACGTGCATTTCAATATCTGCCTTTGCCTGTGCGAAGTAGGTTTTCTTTGTGCCGAAAACGTACTCTTCTTTTGGATCGATTCCGTTTTGCTTCTTGTAGGTTTCAGAGTAGGCTTGCATGATTGCATCAATGGCTTGCTTCCTGGTTTCCCCCGCGCATTCGATGCAACCGCCGAAACGGTACAAGCTGCCGACATAAACTTTTTTCATCGTGATGACCTCCTTTTGTTTTGGTTATCTCCTTTGTTCTGATTGCATTATATACCTACCTATATAAAAAGTCAATAGGTTTTTTGAAAAAAAATAAAAAAATTTTTGCATTGCTTTTTTCGCGCCTGCACTATATAATATATATGGACAGATATATATAAAAGGGGGTGGTTTTATGGTTTATAGAGGATACAGCGTCGCACAGGGCAAAGCTACGATGAAATATCAAGCGGGCCTTAAATCATATAATTTGCGGATGCCTCATGAATTATTTGAAAGATATAAAACAGCGGCGGAGCGGCTTGGCGTGTCTGTCCGGCAGCTTTTCCTCTTGGGGGCGTCGGAGTATATCGAAAAGCGGATCACGAGACAGTAAATTATTTTTCCTTATATCGGGAATAAGAAATGAAAAAAAGGGGTATAATGACTACAGTGGTTATTTGGATTTAAACATTTAAAGCCTCCTTTGTTGGTTTCTCCTCTAAAGAGCTATGAAGTTTTTCTTCATGGCTCTTTTCTTTTGCCTGTGGATAAATTGTTAATAGTTTTCCACAGGTTGTGGATAAGCGCGCGATGGGCAGCGCAAAACGAGAGAGAGAAAGAGAAAGAGAGAAAAGAAAAAGAGAGAGAAAAAGAAAGAGAAAGCAAAAGAAAGAAAGAAGCAAAGAAAGAAAAGTAAAGAGAAAGAATAAAGAGAGAGAACAAAGAAAAGAGAGAAGAGAGAAAGAGAGAGCGCGCGCGCGTCCGCATGTGTGCGCGTGAGCTTTCAAAGTCAAAAAGTCAAAGGTGGTGATTTAGATGACGGAGAGACAGGAAAAATTTTGCAGGGAGTTTCTAAAGACAGGAAACGCAACCAAGGCTTATAAAAAAGCGGGATATGGTACAAAGGATTATGATGCCCGAGCGGTCAACGCTTCCCGATTACTAAAAACGGATAAGGTGAGAGAACGCCTTGAGGAATTGCGGCAGAAAGCAGAAAACAAAGAGATTCTTTCCGCCTCTCAGATTCGCGCCCTCTTGACGAACATAGCAACGGATAAGGAAAGCAGCAAGCTGGAAGTCATGAAAGCCCTGGATATTTTGAACAAGATGAACGGCGAATATATCACAAAGACACAGATCACAGGCGCGGACGGTGGCGCGGTAGCGATAGCCTGGGAGGGCGCTGAGAATGGCGGAAGCAGTAAGGCAGCAGAATAAAATCATAATCCCATACAAGCCGCGCCCGCTCTGGGCGGCGGTGATTCATCCGGCGCTTGATTCTCACAGATTCGCCGTCTTGGTTTGTCATCGTCGTTTCGGGAAAACCGTCGGCACTGTCAATCAGATGATCAAGCGGGCGATCCAGTGCGACAAGCCTGCCCCTCATTACGCTTATGTAGCTCCGTTCCGCAACCAGGCGAAAATGATTGCTTGGCAATACCTTCTACACTATACCTCAGTTATTCCCGGCGTGAAAAAGAACGAATCAGATTTATTCGTTGAGCTTCCCCCTAAAAATCCCGGCTGGCCGGGGGCAAGGCTTCACATCATCGGGGCTGACCATCCCGACAGTTTAAGGGGCACCTACTGGGACGGGGCAGTATTAGACGAATACGCGCAGATAAAGCCGGAGCTATGGAGCGAGGTTATCAGGCCCGCGCTCGCGGATCGGGGCGGCTGGGCGGTTTTCATTGGCACGCCAAAAGGCCAAAACGCTTTCTATGAAATGTACCAGCGCGCGCTTGCTGATAGCTCATGGTTTTCCTGCCTTTACCGCGCGGACGAGAGCGGCGTCTTGCCACAAGACGAGCTCGACGAAATGCGGAAAGATATGACAGACCTTGCCGTCCGTCAAGAGCTCCTTTGCGACTTCTCCGCCTCCGCCTCCGACGTTGTTCTCCCTATTGACTTGGTGAGCGAGGCCGCCGCCCGTGAGCTGATAGCCGACGACGTGCGCGGGCAGCCGGTCATCATGGGCGTGGACGTGGCGCGGTTTGGGGATGACGCGACTGTTATCACAGTACGGCAGGGGCTTCATGCTCTCCCGCAAAAAGTCTTTCGTGGATTGGACACGATGCAAGCGGCAGACAGAGTGATTGTGGCAATGGCGGAGCACAAGCCCGCCGCCGTTTTCGTCGACGTGGGCGCCATGGGGGCGGGAGTGATTGACCGCTTACGGCAATTACACTACAACGTCACGGAGGTCAATTTTGCGGGGGCTGCTATGGATTCCGAACGCTACGCAAACAGGCGGGCGGAAATGTATTTTAAATTGCGGGAATGGATGACGAGCGGGGGAGCGATCCCGAACGAAACGACACTTAAAAGCGAGTTGTCCGTGGTCGAGTACAAGTTTACTCCGGCCGGAAAAATCATTTTAGAGCCGAAGGAGCGCGTCAAAGAGAAAATTGGAAAGTCCCCAGACTTGGCGGATTCTCTTGCGCTTACCTTCGCTATGCCGATATATACCCCCGGCGCGCGGGAGATAGAGGAAGATGAAGAGCCGTATAACCCTTTGAAAAATTATTGGGAGGATTGATAGTATGTTTAACTTTGATTTGCAGTTGTTCGGCGGCCTGTTCGGTGGCGGCGGTGGTTCGCAAACGGTGGAAACGCCGCAGATAAACAATACCGCTCCTATATCGTCCCCTGTCCAGACGACGAGCGACACGGACACGGAGAAAAACGCAAAGCTGAAACGCCTACAAAAGAACATGAGGGGCAGGGCCTCCACGGTCACGGGCGCGGCTTCGGGTGCGCTGAACACGGCGGGCAGTATTGCCAAAACGCTTCTTGGCGAGCAGCCGCAGAGAAAAACCCTTGGGGGTGCGTGATGAATGGTTTCGGTATCTAAATTCATACAGGCCGCCCTTGCAGATGCCGACCTTCTGAAAACAAAGCGGCGGCTTGTTTC